GCGGACCGGCCTTGATAAGGCCTCGATAGGCTTTTAGCCCATACGGTCGAGTGTAACAACTCGCCCAATGAAGAGATCTTGATCTAGGTCTCTGTAAGGGTCTCTAAATGAGCCCTTTACATATGGTTCATCTTCCTTCCTGGGTTCCCAGATTGGTACTGTCATTCCATTTAAGGAATCGACATAAGAAGATTTGGAGAGATAGATATTTCCGAAATCGGAATTAATATCTTTCCTACCTCCACTGAACCATTTCTTGAAAGACGAATAGCCTTTCAAAGATGCTTCCACTGTAAACTGTTCTGAAATCCGAGTTAAATAATCATATTGTATTCTCGCACTCAGCTCATGTTCGCTGAAGTCCCTTAGAATTTCTGAAGGTGACGCCATAACTCCTCGCCGTGGGATTGCATCAGCCAATGGAATTTCATCCATTGCTACAAGGAAGAAGATCCTCAAAGCTGAGGAACGATCCAAACGATCGGCTAAATCAAACCCATTCATAAGGTTTAGTTTCTTCGCCATTTTCCTTACCTCTCTTGGATGAATCTCAAGAGGGTCTCGACCCTGTTCGATGTAAAGATCCTTAACTCTGGATTCCAACATCGACCATGATTGATACGGTACCTTAGCACAATCCGTTAAAGCGAATTGATAGCTTTGTATCAATGGGTCTAGTGTGGGGTTTTCAATACCCCTAGAACTTATTCCAGTTCTAGCTCTTCTAAGCAACATGGACAACCAAATTGGTGTTCTTTCTTCTGCACATAACATGCCAAAGATAGCGTAGAAAACATCCGGCACAGATGTTTCAATTCTACTCAGTAGGTCATCATCTTTGATCAAGTGGGGACAATCGTACCCTCCTACTGAATTAGGTAAGAAAGCGAAAGGGTCCCTTGAAAGTAGGGAACCCATATTCCGATGGAACATTTTAATGACCATAGGAATTTTTTCTTTCCTTGGATAGTAATCAAGCACTTTCTTGAGTGCTGCGCCTTTCCCTATAACAGGGTTCTTTGCGGTTGGATTTGCTTCCAATGATTCTAATCCAAAAGGAACAAGAAGTCTTGACATGATAGTGTCAGTACAACATTGCTCCTCATAAGGTATATGCATCAATCTCTTCGCATGAAAAAGTTTGATATCGGAAGTGAAAAGACTTCCTTGACAAAAGGGAATCCAAATCTTTGATCCGTAGGTCTTATGATCTGCGATAACATTGCCTATTTCCCTATGCGTACCCTTAACAACCTCAAAGTAACGTCGTGATGAATAACCACCGACATCATCTCCGGCAACTAACCAGAGTACTTTGAGCTGCGCAGTATGCTTGACTATATTCAAGCATCTAACTTGCACAATTTCACTGCACAAGACTAAGATTTCTTTAGTCCCTGCGTTCCCCATTAGGAGACCGTTTGTTGCAATGAAAGTATGTAAAATTGGTGAATCTACATCGTCCGATTCATGGATCTCGACAATCCTATCTCTAAATATTAGGGATATAACAATTTTAACATACACGAAAACCATAGAACCTCCGAATACTGCGGAGAGTAAAGATTCGACAGCGGTACGATTCACACCACGGTCGAGGTTGTTACTTGCACTTGTAAGGTCGTAGACCCAAGTGATCCAGTCATCAACCATGTTTTCGTTTCCTCTTATGGACATTGCATCTGCAAGGTCCCACGCCTTCCAACTACGGTTGAAAGCAGAGTAGAGTGTAGGTCTTTGTTGTAAAAGACCTGCTAGCATGTGGGCTAACGGCTGACACGCCATGTTCACATAAGATGGTTCCATGGTGATCCATCTTCTTTTCCCTCCCGGCTCACTAACACAATGAGCACGAGCTCTTATGGGTTTATCGCCCATAATCTTCTCAAGATCTTCAAGACAATCAGTTTCAAGATAAGGGGGTAAATCACCTAAGTATCCATTTTCGATACAAAGCTCTAAGCAGAGCTGGTGAAGTTGTGGTGCAAATTCTTTATCCAAACCAAAGATTGGTTCTTCCAAAGAACCTGCTGAGTAAACGCCGTTTATCTGCGCATCCACAAGTGTTTGAGGTGCATCCCAAGTTCTAAAAGAACTGGATAGAAAATAGCTAAACCTTGTATCAAGGGCAGCTTCTCTACACATCGTGTAGAGTTTCGGAACACCTTTTTGAGTCCAGATCTCCCTACCAAACCATGTAGCAGCCCGAAGGGTTTCAGGAGCCTGTTCTCGCACATATTTCTGAACGTATAGTCGAAGAATTTCGACACCTTTTCCTCCCTGAGACCTTGTGTGGTCAAGAGACGCGGAAAAGGATGCAGAAATATGAGGGGAAAGTTCATCAGTAGAGAACTTATTCCCTAAGGAAAAAGAGATTTTTGCAACCCAATCTGGGATGTTTACTGGTTTCTTTTGCAATTCTGCTTGAAATTCAAAAATTTCTTTTCTCTCCAAGTGAGGTGACATTAACTTCACAGGAAAGTTCCTTGTTTGAGTAAGCATGGTAACGGCTTCACCGTCCACTTTGACCAGCTTCTGGCCATAGTGTATTTTCCATAAAAAAGGAAAATTATCATACCACAAGGAATCCAAGGTACCATCAGCCCGGACACCGGGAATACCACGCTTTACGCGTGGGATGGTTTTTGTACTATGAGAGAACAAAGTTCTTAAATGGAGGACAAGAGTCTTCCAATCCTCAAGTACAATATTTGGGTTGTAAACGTGACTACACGTACACCAACGCCAAAGCCTTAAAATAAGCTTGTTTTGTTCCCCATGTTTAATATATGGAGAGGCGAGCACGAGATTGTCTTCAATCGCGCGCCATGTATAAACTAAATGTTTTATAGCAGTCTCACTGGACCTCGATAATTTATCGATTACATCAAATGGAAGTGTCCGGAACAAATCCAATGAACGTAAGATCCTTCTTCTAGATTTAGGAGAATATGAGCGCCCAAAGAGGTTAAAACGCTCAATCCTTTCATTACGTTTATTTAACGAGTAGAAGACACCTAAGAGTGTCCCTTCGAAAGTCCTTGCCTTTCCTATTCCCGGAGGTAATCGGATCAAAGGCCAAGACATAAGCAACAAAATT